ATGAGAAGGGTCGGCGGGAGCAGGGCCACCGGGAAGGGATGGGAGAAGGGAGCAGGCAGCTTCATGGCCTACAGGATGATCGGCCCCTACCTCAGCACCGTGCTGGACTACTACGAAAGGGGGAAGGTTCATGCCGGTAGACAGGGCATGATCTGGGAATTGCTGGGTAATGAAAGCAACGTGAAACAGGTTGCTTTGGAGTGTCTGTTTGCAGTGTTCGGCAGCGTTGGCACGTCCACCCGATACAACAAACTCTGTCATTCCCTAGGCAAGCGGGCTGAGTATGTGCTTTGGCTGAACCATCCCGAAATGAAGGGTGACCACCTTGAGGGGCTACGCCTGGCCAGCAACAATGATTTAGGAATGAAGGCGATGGAATCCCGCCTGAAAGATAAGGGATTCAGGAAGCTCAAGTTCTACCGGCGCCTGACAACCGTTGAAAGGACTGCGCTGGGGGCTTTCTTCATTGAGGCGATGGCGGCATCGACACAGATGTTTGACATTGAGATTCACAGCAGCACGGGAGGCCGAAGGTTCAAGGCAGTTGTCCCTACTCAGTTGTATTGGGACTTCCTGGGTAGGTGGAAACAGAACTTGATGATGTATCGCCCCGCCTACATGCCTCTCATCATTCCGCCCAAGCCTTACAGGGCGCACGATGATGGCGGTTACTACTCCATCGTGACAGGGTGCATGAAGGTTCCTTGGGAGCGGTTTCCCGAGGCCATGGCCCATGCCAATGACGCCGTGCTGGGCTCCCTGAACAAGTTGCAATCGGAGCCTATGAGGATTGAGCCGGATCAGATCAATCTAGTCAGGGATCTATGGGAGATTGGGATTGGTGTTGGTGATCTGCCGCCAAGGGAGCGGGCTGAGTATGTGAACTTTGAGCTTGAGTTGTTGAAGCTCAGAGATAAGTCTGCTGTCTGGCGGAAAATCTGGAAGGTGAAGCGAGACAGAGCGAAGGACGGTGAGCGGGCCAAAGTCGTCAATCTCCTGGCGTCCTACGAGCAGATCGAAGGGCATGACGAATTGTATTGGGCTTGGCAGATGGATAGCCGCGGCCGGTTGTATCAGCGTGGATCACAGATCAACTACCAGGGCGGTGACGTTTATCGTTCGATGCTCACGTTCACCGAGGGGCCACGGCTGCTGGACTATGAACGCGAGTTTGCCTGGGCCATGGGTGATGCTTGGGGCTGTGCTCCCTGTTGGACTGAGAGGCACAATCACCTGATGAGCAGGCGCCAGTTAATCGCCGCCATCGGGGAGAGTCCCATCGATCATGTTGCTCAGTGGGAACTGGCTAAGCATCCCTTCCGTTACGTCTCCCTGTGCAGGGAGTGGGCACGGGCCATGAAGGATTCCGACTATCGGACCCCGGCTGTGTTCCAACTGGATCAGACAACCTCAGGTTACGGACACCTGGCTTGTCTGTTGAGGAATCGGGAGCTTGCCGCAAACACCAACGTCATCGGCTGTGAGCACCGCGATCTTTACACAATAATGGCCGAGTCAATTCACAGGATTGCCTTTGATGAATACGGCAAGATGGTGGAGGCTGACAGTGACAAGGCCAAGCTACTTGAATGGTGGTTGAACAACTGGCCAGGACGCAAGTTGTTTAAGCCAGCCATCATGCCGTACATCTACGGCAGGAAGTACCTGAGCCTGCAACACTTAATAACGGAGCAGTTGATTCAACAGTTCCAGCACAGCCAGTCGGAGGAAGGGCATCAGTCCGTATCCCTTGGACACTCCCTGGCCCGCGTCATTCACCTGGGCGTGAAGCGGACCATGCCTGATCTGTTGCGGCTGAGCGACTGGCTCTCTGCGGGTGCCGCTCGCATGATCCAGCAGGGCCTGGAACCCTCCTGGCACACGCCAAACGGGCTCAAAATCAGAAGTTATACCTCTGTGACCAGAAAGTGTCGGATGCTGCTTGTACTTTCCGGCAAGAAAGTTTCGATACAGATTAAAGACAATGAGGATGCGCCGCTTGATACCACCACCAGCCATGTAACGGCAGACTTTATTCATTCGATGGATGCCGCCTTCCTGCAACACTTCGTTCATCAGTGGGATGGCCCCATCGTTGCGGTGCATGATTGCTTCGGGACGACACTCGACAGGGTTCATGTCTTGAGGGACGATCTGGCCGAACAGTTCCAGAAGTTCTATCAATCTTGTCACCTGATGAATCACTACCGCTACCTAGCTGAGCATGGGATTGATGTTGGCCTGCCTCCCATGGTGAACACCCTCGACGTTGAGCAGATCGGGGACAATCCTTTCCTCTTTACTTGACATGGATCGACTGTTGCTGGAACAACTCGTCAAGATGCACCAAGACTTTACCGAAGTGGGTATCGATGCGACGTTATGGCGCCTTGGTAGGTGGGCCAAGTTCACATTGCTTGAGGAAATGAAGTCCATCAGCATTGGCTGGGTTGCTGACGCCCCGCTCCCGCCGTCACTCCTGGGCGTTCCCATCGAATGGGTTGACGATAATGACACTATCGAGCTTCTTTCTCCGCTGAGCTATTGACATGACTCAACCATTGACGGGGGCTCGCTCTCCCTGAGCAGCCCCACCTGTCCATCACACCCTTTCATTCACAACATCAATGGCGAAGTACGTCACCCCCATCGGCCGTGTTGCATGGAGCAACATGATCGAACTCACCAAGAATCTCAAAGACGATCTTGAGTGGAATGTCGGCCTGGTTGTCGCGGAAGAAAACGCGATTCCCATTCTTGAACTGGTGCAGAAAGCCCTGGATGATCGGCGCAAGCAAGATCCATCCTTCCCCACCAGTGACACCGGGCTCAACTTTCCCTATGGCCCGTCCATGAAGAAAGATGAGACGGGCACGAGGGTTCCCGAGGTTGGGTTCCTGACATTCAAGTTCAAGCGTCCGTCTGAACTGTTCCGCAGGGCCACCGGCAGGAAGGAGCCCAACACTGCACCGCTGATCTTCGACAGCAAGGGGCGGCCGGTGAAGATCCCAGCCATCGCCCCTGGCAGCGAAGGCAAGGTCATCTTCGACACCTACGCCTATGACAAGGCGGGACAGAAAGGTGTCGGCCTGCAACTCATCGGGTTCCAAGTCGTCAAGCTGGAGGTTGACACTATCGAGCTTGACGAAGTGGAAGGCGGCTGGGTTGCCGAGGAAGAAGCCAAGCCCGTGTCCCCGATGGAGGCACTGATGAGTGAAGGCGAAACCTATGGCGATGATGAGATTCCGTATTGATGAAGTACCGACACGCTAAGCGGGTCGGCATCTATCGGTCAGCCGTTGAGAAAGCGGTCGGGGAGAGTCTCATCGAAATGGGGCTCCCCCATTCCTACGAATCAACCAAGCTGCCTTACGTCTCTCATCACGATTATGTGCCTGACTTCACCATTGAAGGCAGTCACATTGAGGTGAAGGGATGGTGGCCCCCAGCCGACCGGGCCAAGTTGTTAAAGGTCATACGATCTAACCCTGAGGTGAAGATCCTGATGGCCTTTGAGAATCCACACCTGACATTGAATCGAAAGAGCAAGACCACTTATTCAGAGTGGTGTGCAAAGCGGGGCATTGCATGGTGCGGGATCCCCATACCACCTGACTTCCTGAGGCAATGGCTACACGATCCACAACGCACATTCCTTGCCCATCGGCCGACTGTGAAAGCACAGACGGCGCAACCGAATATCCAGACGGATCTGTTTTCTGCTTCGTCTGCCGTCGCCGGTTCGACCGTGACGGCAACCCCTGGCAAGGATTAACGCCTGGGCTGAAGGAGATTGTTGACATTCCCAAGACTGATGCAGCCACGGCGCAACTTGCCCTGCTGAAAGGCAAGCCAGTTGCCCTGCCTGATCGGAAGATCAGTGAGAAAACGTGTCGCATCTACGGCTATGTCGCATCGTCCTACCTGCGGCAGCCTGCTCAGGTTGCTTGCTACCGGGATGATGATGGGCTCATCACGGCTCAGCATGTACGCCGCGAGGGAAAACAGTTTGCTTGGATCGGCCGGGTGAAGGGCCAGAAAATCCAGTTGTTCGGTCAGCACCTGGCCAGCAGTGGAAGGCTCATCATCACGGAAGGGGAGATTGACGCGATGAGCGTTTATGAAACCCTGACTGAGTATTCACCCTGGAAGGATGGGGCCACGATGGTTGCCTCGATTCCCGATGGGGCTCAGTCGGCCAAGCGATCAATCTCCGATCAACTGCTGTGGGTCGGTGGGTTCGATCACGTCATTCTGTTCTTCGATCAGGATGAACCGGGGCGGGCCGCCTCTCAAGCCTGCGCCGAGGTGATCGGGGCCAAGGCATCCATTGTCGCCAACTTCGGATACAAGGATGCGAATGATGCCCTGGTCGCTGGCGATGCCAAGGCCATTCGTGAAGCGTTGCTGTCCGCCAAGCGGCACCGCCCCGAGGCCGTGGTTCATGCGCCGGAGCTAATCAGCAGTTTGCTCAATCCTGCCGCCCGAGCGGCGGGGATTCCCTTCCCATGGGATGGGTGGAACCGGCTCACGCTGGGGCTGCGGCCGGGGGATCTGATGCTGCTGGCCGGGGGGACCAACATCGGGAAGTCTGCCATCACCCGAAGTCATGCCCTGTTTCTTGCAAAGACAGGCGTAAAGGTTGCCTATGTCGCATTAGAGGAATCCTGCGAAACCACGCTGGACATGATGATGAGCGAGGAACTGGGATACAACCCCCCGTTCCATGCTGATACTCCTGAGCAGCGTAGGCGCAGGGATCCAGGCATCATCACCAACGCACTGAGCACATTCGCCCCCAACCTGTTCCTGCTCAACCGCCACATTGATGAGTCGTTCGATTCATTCGTGGCAGCGGTAAAGCACTACGTTGTGGGTGAAGGGTGCAAGGTTGTGTTCCTCGATCACTTCTCGATTCTCGCTGACGGCATTGACCTTAAGGCCGATCAAAGGCGGGCCATTGATAAGTGCATCAAGGAACTCAAGTCCTTGTGCGTTCACCATCAGTTTTCGATGGTGGTTGTTTGCCATCTGTCAAGGGATAGCAGCAGCGTTGCGGCTGAGGAAGGTGGCGAACCGAAGCTGTCGCAACTGAGGGGATCACAGTCCATGGCGCAGATCCCTGACTACATCGTGTTGCTGCAACGCAACCCGAAAGCGGAAGATCCAATCGAAGCCAACATGACGAAGTGCTGGCTGAGAAAGAATCGTCCGCTGGGCCGGAACGTCGGCCTTATGTCCACACTCCACTACCTAGAGTCCTGCCGTTTCTATGAGGTTCTTCCATGAACAAACCCCATGATTTTGTTGGCCCTTTCCCTGGGTCGGATGTAAAGGCCGCCATCAATCTTAGTTCCGTTGAGGCTGTTGAACAGCACCATGAGGAATTGAAGATTCTCTTTATGATACTGGGGCCTGACGTTTTCTACGTCTACACCTTCGACACCCCGGAGAACTACAACCTGGCCGTGTCGATCCTCAGGAACAAGGGGATCCTGTTGTCCACCGTGAGAGTCGTGCCATGAGCTTCACCGCCACCTACGGCACTAAGTACCACCAAGACAGACCCATGCCTATCAGCATCAGAGCGAAAGACTGCCCCTTCTGCGGCGGCTTCGCCAACACGTCAATCCGCCCCGCCCCTCCCATGGGGGATCAGGCGATGGACGAAGTTCTGGTGTATTGCACCCGCTGTCATGCGAAGCACAGCGACATAGATCACGCTGGAGTCGATCAAGTTGATCGAGCGAAGGACGTGTTACGTCGCTGGAATCGCCGCGTCAACCCTGCTGGATTCAAGCCATGAAGGTTCCCTTTCTCTATAAGATCCCCTGCCAGTGCCATATCCCATGGTGGCTGGGATTCGTGCGCCATCGCTATGACTACGGGGACACGGTTCTCGCCCCCGTCCCTCTCAACATCGTCTACCGGCTGGTGTTCATCAGTTGGCTATGGCTGCGCCATCCCATCAAGCGATGCAAGGCCGATGAATACCACCGGGGATTCATGCGGGGCCGTGCCTGGGAGCGACAGCGGCAGATCGACAAGCGCCTCAGTAGGCGCATCAACAACTACTTGAGGCAGAAGCCATGAGGGTTCAGGTAGATCAAGACATGATGGACGGGCAGTTCCGAGTTTCTTTCATCCTCGATGAAATGAAGTATCGGCGCTGGCAAGCCTCTCGCTTCGGCGCCCATAGCGGCCCGGATCCTTCGGCGCCTGTTGCCGGGATGCTCTATCTGCTGACTGAGTTTCATCGATACGAGTCAGAGGCTGGCACCATTCATCCCGTCAGCGTCGAAGTCATCGAACCCACCCCACAACTACCACCAAGCCAATGAGTATCCTTCTCGATTCAGACATGCTGCTGTTCCGTGCTTGCATGGCGGCAACAGTTGAAGCAGAGCTTGACGATGATGTATGGGTCAACTGGATGGACGCAGCCAAGGCCCGCTCCCTGTATTGGGAGTATGTTGCCGAGCTATGCGAGTTGGCGAAGATGCCGATTGATTCGGCAGTCCACGCCTTCACGTCACGTTCCCAGTTCCGGCGCGATCTGTTCCCTGCATACAAGGCCAACCGGAAGGCGCCAAAGCCCATGGGTTACAAGGCCATGCTGCAAGAGGTGATGGCGTCCAGTCAGTTCGCCTATCAGTTCGACAAGATCGAAGCCGATGATGTTATCGGCATCTATGCGTCGATGATGAAAGAGGCGGGGATTCCTTTCGTCATCGCGTCAGGCGACAAGGACATGAAGCAGATCCCCGGCCACCATGTGTGGCTCGACAGTGAACTGACCTACGTTGACGAACATGAAGCGGATCTTTTCTTCTGGCGCCAAGTCCTCATGGGTGACGCGGCCGATGGAATCCCCGGCTGTCCATCAGTCGGAGAGAAAACGGCGGACACCATTCTACAAACCTTCGACACGTCAAAGCCTCTGGAGTGTTGGGAAAGCGTTGTTCGGACCTATGAGAAAAAAGGGAAGGCGCAGTTTCCCGAGCAGGAGGCAATCTTGCAGGCGCGACTGGTGAGGATTCTCAGGACTGGCGACTATGATTTCGAGAGTCACCAAGTGAGCCTGTGGATGCCGCCGACCCTCAAGCCCTGAGGGACATGGTTCGCCAGGGAGTCAGCCACGATGCGCTCATCGCGCTTGACCGGCTGTTCCCTGAGCGTTCCCCTGAACTGGAGGATTCGATTGATGAAATCCGGTACAAGGCTGGCCAGCGCCATGTGGTTCGATTCATTCTCTCCCTGAGGAACGGACAATGATCCCTGCCAACATGATGCTTGGCCAGCAGCCTCAACAGCCGAAGCAGCCCGCTCTGAACCTCACGCCTATTGGCTTCGGGTTCGGCCGACAGTTCAGCACCCCTGCATCCGGGTTCGTCAACGTCGGCCCTGGCGGGATGCAAGCTGCTCCGCGTGGTCAGCAGGGCAACTTCTTCTACGGCGACACCCCGCCCGAGCCGGAAGGATGGAGGGCCGTGGGCATGACGGACGTGCCCGCGACCGATCCCCGGTTCTTCGGTCCCAACGGTGACAGGGGCGTGGGCACCCGCCGCGTGATGGTCTGGAGCAAGGGCCAGGACGCCGCAGGGCAAGGCCAGGGCGGGGGCCAGGAGCAGGGCCAGGGCGGCGCCGCAGGGCCAGCAGGCCCCGGCATCCCCGGCGCCCCCTCCCTCGATCAGAGCCAACTCAACTCCACCCTGGCGGCGAACCAGCGGGCGATGGATGAGACCCGCTCCCTCTACGCGAGGCAGCAGGGCGACATGCTCTCCACCATCGAAGGACTGCGGGCGATGTTGATTCAAGCTCGCAACGAATCGGCCAATGCCTTGATGGAGCAGCAGCAGGCTTTCACCAACTACATGCTCATCAACTCTGACCGCACTGGTGCAGCGCGGGCAATGTTTGAGGGGCAACTGGGCAGGCAGGCGGGTGGCCTCCCCTCTCCCGAGCGAGGCGCCGTGAGCCCCCGCTTCGGTGATGCCAGGACCGGGGGGCGCAACGCGGCGGCCAACACCCTCAGCCAACTGCGGATCGTTTCGCCTGGGCTACTTGGTGGCCAGCCAATGAGCGGTAGTCTTGGAGGATTGCAGATTGCCTAATGACTTCCGCTGCCGCACGTTGGGCCGAGCTTGAATCGGATCGCCAGTCGTATCTCGATACGGCGATTGATTGTTCGCAACTGACGATCCCTTCCCTCATCCCTGAGTCCGACAGGAACACGGGCGGCAGTCGGACCAATGAGGCCAACCCCAGCCGAAAGCTGTATCAATCGCTGGGCTCCCGTGGCCTGAGCAATGTTGCAGCCAAACTACTGATCGCCCTGTTCCCACCATCACAGCCCAACTTCCGGTTGATGATCGACCGTGATGAGATTGAGCGGCAGGCGCAGGAGCGGGGCGAGACGGTCGAGCAGGTTGCCAGCAAAGCTGATCTTTACTTGGCGCAGGCCGAGCATAAGATCCTGATGAAGATGGACAAGATGAAGCTGCGGGCTTCATTGTTTGAGGCGATGAAGCACCTGGCCGCTGGTGGTACTGGGCTGCTGTATGTGACCGCTGCCGGTATCAGGTTCTTCGGCCTTCGCTCCATCGTTGGCGAACGTGATGCCGATGACAACGTTCAAGAGATTGTGATTCGTGAGCAGCTTGGCGCCAACAACCTGCCCAAGCCTGCACAGCGGATCCTCAACAAGAAAGGCGCGAATGGTGACACGGATACCAAGGCGGTTCATTATCTCTACACTCACGTCATCTACAATCCGCAGCTTGGTAACAAGGCGGTGCAGTGGTATCAGGAGTATGACGGCAGGCGCCTCCCCGGCAGCGCAGGCTTCTCTGCCATGGACAAGTCGCCATGGATTCCGCTTCGACTGAACAAGGTCAGCGGCTCTTTCTACGGGACAGGGTTGGTTGAGGAATTGCTGGGCGATTTGGTTTCCTACAATCAACTGTCAAAGGCAATCACACAAGCTGGGCTTGGTGCAGCTAAGACCATCTTTCTTGTCAACCCCAATGGTGTCACCCGTGTCGATGCGCTGAACAGGGCTGAGAACTTCGACTTTGTTTCGGGCGATGCCAAGGATGTTGAAGCCCTGGAGGTGGGCAAGGCTGCCGACTATCAGACAGCCTTCTCTGTGATGCAAGCGATTGAACGTCGCCTCAACTTCTCATTCCTCATCACCCAAGCGATCCAGCGTGATGCCGAGCGGGTGACGGCTGAGGAACTGAGGATCATGGTCAACATGCTTGAGGAATCGTTCGGCGGTATCTACACCCTCCTGGCTGACGAACTGCAACTGCCTCTCATCCGGCGCGTGGTTCACATGATGAGCGTGGCCAATGAACTTCCGCCCATGCCTCCCGGTGTGGTTGATCCACAGATCACAGCCGGTGCCGATGCGCTGGGCAGGGGCAGTGATAAGCAACGGCTGACTCAGTTCTTCGCCTTCATTCAAGCCGCCTACGGTCCACAAGCTGCGCTTCAGTACACCGAACCCGCCGAGGCCATCCGACGTGCAGCGGCGGCCGAAGGGGTTGTGGCGAAGGATCTGGTTCTGACGCCTGAGCAGATCACCAAGAAACAAAATGCTCAACAACAGGTACAGTTGGCAGGCACACTTGCTGACAAGGCAACCAATGTCGTCCCGCCGCCCCCAACTCCAGCAGGATCCCCCGCAGCCCCCGGAGGCGCAGGCCCTGGAGCCCCAGTCGGAATCCCCGGTTGATGCAATCGAGTCGGTCGTCACCAGCGATCCGCAGGAAGATCAACCCGCCGAACTCGACAGCCCCGCCGAAGAACTGATCGATCCCGACAACGGGGCACCCATGCGGCGCCAGGCTTGCGAGCATGGCGATCTCTACATCACCGGCTGATCGCATGGCGAACGAAGTATTCATCGATGATGCCGGTGTCGTCACTGACGCCACGGGGTTTGACGGCAAGACCGAGACGCAACGTGTTCAGGAGGCGAAAGCCGAACTGATAACAGAGCAGCTTGGCCAGCCTCAGCCCCTGATCCTGGGCAAGTTCACTGGCGTTGATGCTCTGGCTCAGAGCTATCAGAGCCTGGAGAGTGAAGCCGGTCGGCTGCGGGCTGAGCTTGCGGCGTTGAAGGCCACCCCCTCGACACCCCCGGCTGCGCCCCCGGCCGCCGCCCCCGATCCGGCCGCACCCCCGGCTACCACCGGGGAGGGCGCGAGCGCAGCCCCCGAGGCGCCCCCAGCGGCCACCACCCCCGAGGCCCCGGCCGCACCCCCGGCCGCCCCTGCTGCGCCCCCGGCCGCCTCGCCGGAGAGCCTCATCTCCCCCGAGCGGCAACAGCAGATCATGGCCGCCATGTTGGCCCAGGCGGGCGGTGAAGAAGGGTTCGCCAAGATCGCCCAATGGGCATCAACCAACCTGGCGAAGGCTGAGACGGAAGCGTTTAACGCTGCCTTGCTCAAAGGTGATGAAGCAACTGTGATGCGCCAACTCAAGGCCATTCAGTTCGACATGCTGATGACCCAAGGCTATGAGCCCCAGTTGATCGGTGGCAAGACTGTCCCGGCGGCGACCATCACGCCGTTCAAGACGGAGGCCGAAGTCAACGCTGCAATGCTGGATCCCCGCTACTCCGGTGGCGGTGCTGATCCTGCCTACATCGCAGAGGTGGAAGCTCGCCTTGCTGCCAGCCCCGATCTGTTCGCTGGCAGATGAGAGGTACGGGGGGCTTCCGCCCCCTTTCCCTATTCAATGCGTATTCGTTCCCGTTGCCCCGTTGCCCCGCAGTGGGAGGGGTCGGGCGGTGGCCCCGAAAGAACCTCCGCAATCGTGACCCTACCACCAACGGTTGACACCGTGCAATAATCACCACAGCAAGACCACGCAACAGAGCGACGGGCCGCTGCGGCGACAACCCGAAAGCACGTTGAGCAGGGACTGAGAGCCCTGAGGTTCGCAACACCAGCAAACCCTCAACCCCTTTCGGGCAATGTCCATCACTCTTTCGCGTATTGGCGCGATCAACGGCGTAGCCGGTACTTATGACCAGGCCAACGCCCTGTTCCTTCGTGTGTTCAGTGGGGAGGTTCTTACCGCCTTTCGACGTGCATGTGTGTTCAGGGATCTCACCCTGGAGAAAACCATCACGTCTGGCCGCTCTGCACAGTTCCCGATCCTGGGCCGTGCGCTGAGCCGCTACCACACTCCCGGTCAGATGGTTGGCGGCCAAGGCTCCATCGCGCAGAACGAGGTTGTTATCAACGTTGACGATCTTGTGATCGCTGATGCAACCATCTACGACTTGGATGAAGCCAAGAATCATTTTGACAGCAGGCAAATCTACAGTGTCGAGCTTGGCGAAGCCTTGGCAAGACAGTGGGACCGGCGTGTTGCACGGGTCGCCTGTATGGCTGCCCGCCAATCTGTAAGTGACCTTGCTGCGAACCTGCCTGCTGGCCTCACTCCCGATCAGCAGCCCCGTACCGGCACCCGGATCAACCTCGCCAACGCATCGCCCACCGGCAACCAACTGGTGTCCGCTGTGTTCGCTGCGGCGCAGGCGATGGACGAAAAGGACGTGCCGCCCGGTGATCGCTTCCTCATCTGCCGCCCCGCCGAGTACTACAGCCTGATTCAATCCGACCGGGCTGTGAATCAGGACTGGAACGCTGGCAACGGCGGCGCCCCCGGTTCCTACCGTGAAGCGCAACTGACGAAGCTCGCGGGCTTCACCGTGCTCAAGTCCAACCACATCGCCCAAGGCAACGTCACTGCTCCCGCTGGGGAACAGGGCTTCGTGTGGAACGGTGCCACCATCCAACTGTCCTCCGTGGACATGACCCAAACCCGGATGCTTGCGATCCAACGCAATGCAGTCGGTGTGGTCAAACTGCGCGGGATGAGTATGCAGATGACCGGCAACGACTACAACGCCATGTATCAATCGACCCTCATGGTCGGCAAGTACGTGGCGGGCTTCGGCTACGTCAGGCCCGAGGGGACCGTGGAGGTGTGGAACTCGCTCTGATCCTCTACACTTCTGGAGGCATCGAGCTATGGGAGTTGGGGGGCGAAAGCCCCCCTTTTTTTCGTGCCCGTAGAATGTGCCAATCCGGTAACACGCCATGACCGAACTTGAGGCCGTCAACATTCTTTTGTCGGTGATTGGCGAGGCGCCAATCGATCAACTCAGTACCACCAGCGCCAATGAGATCACGGAATCAGCCGTGGCCAGGCGCACCCTCAATGAAGTCTCCCGAGACGTGCAGGCCGAGGGATTCAGTTGGAACACGGATAATGACGTGAGGCTGGTTCGGGATGCAAACAATCAGTTCACGCTCCCGTCCAATCAACTGAGGGCCACCCTCGATCCGGCCAGGTATCCGACGTATCAATTCGTTGTCAGGGGCAACAGGGTCTACGACCGTTTGCGCCAGTCCTATGAGATCACGTCTGAACTTGTTGTCTCTCAGATGGTGATGCTGCTGGACTGGGATGAGCTTCCCCATCAGGCACAGCAGTACATCGCCATTCGTGCGGCTCGCATCTTCGCCGGTCGCTACGTCAACAGCAACGCCATCTACGCCTACACCACACAGGATGAGGAGTATGCGCGGGCGATGCTCATGCGGGCGGAAGAATCCGGCTCGCGTCACAACTGGCTGAGCGGTGGTGAAGGACGGCAGGTTGCCCCCTTCGCCCCGCGTGATGGTCTCTACGGGAGGAACTGAAAATGTCTCAACTCATCAGGGGCCGCCGCGTTGCTGCCGCCCTGGCACAAGGTCGCATCGACTCCCTCACCGGGGGGATCAGCCAGCAGCCCCCGCCGATCCGACCGGCCGGGAAGTGTGAGGCCACGGTCAACACCTGGCCATCCCCCGTGGAGGGCCTGACGCGGCGCAGGGGCACCCGGATGGTGCGTCGGGTCTCCACGTCCACCCTGAGCGATCTGTGGTCCGACACGGCGCTCCCGCAGGCCGGTGAGCGGTATCAGTTCACCCTGTTTCCCGATGGCCCGAACACCCGCCTCGACGTGGCCCTGAACGGCCAGCCCTGCACCCTGGACGTGCATGGTGCGGGGCTCGCGGTTTCTGGCAGCACCATCACCTGCGCGTCCAACAGCTACCTGTATCGAGCCTCTGGGCTGCGGGAGAACTATCGACTCATCAACAGCGGTGCCGTTGCCCTGCTGCTGAATCGCAACATCAACGCCAGGCTCAGGGATGAACTGTCACCCCCCATCCCGAGCGATGCGCTGATCTTCGTGCAGGCTGTGGCCTTCGACGTTGGATTCGTTGTCACCCTGGACGGCGCGGCCCTGCCCGAATACAGAACGCCCAAGGCCACCGACACCATCAACACTCTGTCAACTGCCGTCACCGCAACGCAGTTGGCCAACCGCATCAACGCTGACAGCCGCTTCTCTGCTCAGGCTGTTGGTGCATTGGTGTACGTCACCCGATTGGACGGGGCTCCCTTCACCCTGGCCATCGATGATTCCCGTGCCGGTGCATTGGCGAGGGTGCTCAAGGATTCCGTTGCATCCTTCGGATTCCTCCCGGCCAACGGACGCCAGGGCTTTTACATCAAAGTCACGTCCGACCCCACCAGCACCAACGATGACTACTGGGTGAAGTTCGTCGCCAATGACACGTCCTCTCTGTTCGGGGAAGGATCATGGGTTGAGGCTGTGGCCCCCGGTATCAAGTTCAAGTTCAACGAAGATACGATGCCGCTTGTGATCTACAGGGCGGCGCCTGGCGTTCTGTTCATCGGCCCTGCTGATGGTGCGGCCCGCTCGATCACGGTTGGCCCTACCACCTACAACTACACGTTCCCCCTGTGGGGAGAGAGAACGGCCGGGGATGAAACCACCGTGCCGACTCCATCGTTTGAGGGCAAGCCGATCAAGGATCACTACATTCATCGGGGGCGCTATGCCCTGATCGGTGGTGATTCCATCGTGCTGTCCGAAACGGACAACATCTTCAACTTCTTTCAGGACACCAGCACAACTGTTCTGGAAACTGATCCCATCGACATTCGCACCCCGGCCGAGGGATCGTCTACTCCCATCCTCAACTGGATGGTGTCGGTGGATGAATCGCTGCTGGTGTTCAGTGAGAGCGGACAGTTTCAAGTCAGGGCGGCTGACGCTGAGGTGTTGACTCCCCGCACTGCGGAGTGTATCAACCTGTCCAGTATCGACATGAATGTTCTGCTGCCGCCCAAACTGGCGGGGCCGAATGTTCTGATCGGCACGACCGAAACCGGGTTCACTGGATTCCGCGAGTATCAGTTCATCAACACTGAAACGCGAAGGTTGGGCCTGAACTTGGGCGGCAGCCTCAGCATCACCAGCGAAGTGCCCCGGCTCATCCCTGGCCTTGCTGATCTGTGGGACGTGAGCGAAGGGCTCGACTACATGGTGGTGTCTGCCCCTGCTGATCGAAGCAAGCTCTACATTTACAAGTATCTGTGGAGCACCAGTCAGAACACGATTGGCAAGCAACAGTCCGCGTGGGGCGTCTGGCAGTTTGATGGCCAGGTTCAGTGGGCCAAGTTCTTCGACAATCGGCTGTGGCTGCTGGTGTCCTATCCCGATGGGACTTACTTGGTGGACATGCCCACCCCGGAACTGAGGGATGCTGCCGCCCCTGATCTGTGCCTGGATCGGCAGATCAACTTCCCTGAGTCAGCCAGCGTGTCGGCCACCTATGACGCCGGGGCTGACCGGACCACCTTCACCCTGCCCTATGCCGTCACGGCTGAGACGCTGGCGGTGGTTCGATTCGACAACACCAGGCAGCGCAGCCTGCACATCGGCTCCACCACGTCGGGGAATCAGATCGTGTGCAGTGAGCCTGGCGACTGGCGCACCGATAAGATCACCTTCGGCTCCCGCTACCTGAGCAGCCACCAATTCAGCACCGCCTACCCACCGGCCAGGAGTGACACCAGGGATCGCATCGTCGGGGATCAAACCGGCCGGTTGCAGATCCTGAATTGGAACGTGTTTCATTCCAACTCCGGCCCGTACCGGATCAGGGTCAAGCGAAAGAATCGCAGTGCCGACACCATCAAAGAGTTCAGCCCGCGTCAACTCAACGTGCAACTGAACACGCTCGATAACTTCGGCGGGATCCTTGATACGGGGCACTGTCGAACGTTGGTGGGATCCCGCAACATCGACTGCGCTATCTCCGTCGAATCGGATTCTGCTTTCCCGTTCACTCTTACTGGTGCCGCATGGGAAGGCAGCTACAATGATCGAGCGTAAGGGAATGAACCGTGGTTGCCGCTGCGATTGTTGGTGGATTGCTGGGCGTCGGCAGCAGCCTTCTCGGCTCTGCCGCTTCCGCCAGGGAAGCCAGGGCTCAAGCCGAGCGACAACGTGCAGCGGCGCAGGCGCAATGGATCTACGACGTTATCGAATGGCAACGTGCAAACCAGACTGCTGAATTGCAGTGGAACTGGGACATGGCCCGTATCGGGCAACTGCGGGAGGTTGAGCTACAGAAGGCGCAGGATCAGGCGAACTTCGCCAGTATGCTTATCAAGAACGCATCGACCAACCTTCTCATCAATCAGGAAGCACTGGCTGATCGGTTCGTCACAGAGGAGCGGCTGAGGGGCGAGCAAGTCGGGCTTGAGTATGACTACAACCAATCCCGGCTCAGGAGTGACTATCAGTTCCAGGCAACTCAACTGACGATGGATCAACTGGAGCAGTCGCGCCAGTACCTGAATCAGATTGATCTGCTGGGCAATCAGGCCAACGCCACCCTGCAACAGTATGAGGATGAGTCCCGCGACCTGATGGCGTCTCTCACGTTGGATGAGGCGCGGGACAACCTTGGCTATCAGATCCAGACCATCACCGCCATGGAGCAGGATGGTCGGCTCTCTGCCGTGTCCAACGCCCGCCAGGGTGGAGGGGCCACGGCGCAGCGGCTGGCAATCCAGTCTGCACAGGCGCTGGGCCGCACCTATGCGGAACTGGACATAAAGGCGAAGTCCCGCGATCAGAAGGTGGCCATGGTCAACACTTCCATGCGAAACGGCGTCAACAATGAAATGACCCGGATCGCCCTGGAAATGCAAGACCGCGTGGCCCGTGGCGAGTTCACCACCGACAAGACCACCCGCGAGGCCGGGTTCCTGGCTGGCAACTACCAACGGGACTCCGATAACCAGTCGAACGTACTGGAGCGGCTGACCCTCCCGAGCTTCGATCTGGGCCAGCGCCAGTACGGGCGGGAGCTTACTGCATTGCAGCTCCAGACGGAAGGCCGCTTTTATGAAGCGTCACTGCCCTACCGCCAGGCGCCGTACCTCGATCCGATCCGCCCGATCCCCGGCCTGCCCCCTCTCTATACAGAGGTGGGGAGCGTCAAGGGACCATCCACCTTCGGCGTGATCGGCTCTGCCCTGCTCAATGGGTTCGCCTCCGCGAACAGTTGGAACATGGCTGCAACCGGGAAGGGGCTGTTCGGCTGACGGAAGGTTGACGGTCCGTTGATCGGTGTGTATGGTTGACAGTGTTCAACCACCTACACCCCTTCATGGTTGCCACCCCTCAAGCACCCGCCGCCCCGGCGACCCCCGCCCCCACCATCCCCCCGATGCTGGAAGGCCAGGCCCTGCTGGAATACGCCAAGGCCAACGCTTCGACCCCGGAGAAGGATCTGATTCTGGGCGCTGGCTACGCCAAGGTCGGTGAGGATGGCAAGGTCGCCATCCTGAAGTCGAAGTATTACAAGGCGATCAGCATTGCCAACGGCTTCGCCCCTGCACCGCCCGAGCGCAAGCCCCCGACCCCCCGGACTCCTGGCGGCCTCATCCGTGTCGGCCCCAAGGGACTCATCCCCATCGGCACCGCCTACACCCGCATGGTGGACACGATGAAACCCGGTGTCTACGTCAGCGTCTATGAAGACAACGGCGTACTGGTGCTGGATGCCACCACGCCGGAAGCCATCGCCAAGACCGAGGAAGTCTTCAAGGCCGAGGCCGAGGCGGAAGCCAAGGCCAAGGAGGGAATCAAGGCCAAGACCGAGGCCGCCATCGATGAGGCCAAGGCCAACAAGCCCGCCACTGCCCCCAGCGTGAAGCCCGCTCCCAAGGGCTGATCCTCAACCCCTGTGAAGCCCACCATGACCCGCAATCTGACCCCTTTCGTTGTTGACTGTCTGCCCCAGTGCCACACCCCCGGCGCACTGCAACGGGCCGATGGGATGCCGCTGTACGCCATTGACAGCAAGGGCCAGGCATGGGCGGTGGGCTCTCACATGGGCCGGGTCTACAAGACCCAATCTCCCATTCGATCCCAACGCTCTCTCGTTCATGCCTGATGACCTGGCCAACATGAGCCCTGAGCGGTTCATGCAGTTCTTCGACTTCTACACCGGGGCTCCGCATCAGAAGCGAAACATTCGCAAGCTCTACCAACGAATCGTTGGCGCCGACCCCACCATCATGCGGGAGCAGGAGGATTGGCGGGTGGGCTTCTCCACCCCCGATCCACCGCTCACCACCAACCCCCTCGACATTCCCTACTTCTGGCAGCAAGACAACGGCCCCGATGGCTGGCGGGAATGTCAAGGCTCCTGCATCGCCATGGGCCTTGCGTTTAAGCAAGTCCCCGGCATCAGGGACGACCTTGACTATGTACGAATCGCCAGGCGGTTCGGTGCCTCTCGGTATCGTGCGACCCACTACAAAGCCCTGTCCCACATTGGCTTCTCCAACTTCCAATGGCTGACAGCATGGGATGAGGCTTCGATCAAGCGGGAGATTAGCCAGGGCAACGTCATCTGCGCTGGCATCTACCATCACGGTCCCGTCACTGATCCCTCCGGCGGCGGCCACTTCATCAACCTCATCGGCTTCGATGATGCCAGCCGTCAATGGATCGTGCATGATCCCTATGGCGAGTTGGATCTGGTGAATGGTGGATGGGCCAGCCGGTCGGCCACGGCCGGGAGGCGGATCCGGTACTCCTACCGAAACCTGAATCCGCGCCTGTTTCATCCGGGGCCGAAGGACGGTTGGGCCTGGGTGATCCGATGAAATCGCTGAAAATCTGGTTCTTCTACCGAACCCGTGCAATTCGGTTTTGGCGGGATAGCCAGCGCCGCAAGATCGCTCAGGCTGTCAATCACGTCAGGTATCGAGCCCCCTTGTGGATACTCGATCTGGCCAGGCGCATCGTGCAGCACTTCGACCGTTCAGGCGGCAGGAGGCGCAGGCTTGAGATTCTTGAGTTGACGCGGGAGCTTTGGGCCACCCGCCTAGGGCACACATACAACTGCCACTGTGGCAGTTCGCTCCGATCAACCATCACCCGCGACCACGGCGGCACCCGTCGCCGTGTTGACCACTGCTTCAGATGCGGCAATACGAACGTGACGTATTCCGTAGAAGTTGACTTCTGACAACCATTAACCCATTCTCTGCCATGAAACGCTTTACCGATCTGACGCCCGATGAAGTCCTGACCGCGACCGCCGATCAACTGACGGACGCCATCAGGGTTGAGGCCATCGAGCAAGGTATCAAGCCCCCGGTCCCCCTGCCTGAGGCCATTCAACTCGCGGCCTATCAGGGCCACGTCTCGACAAAGGATGATCTGACCGTCTACCGACTGGGGACGAATGGCTACCACGATGACGTGGGCTGGCTCACGGAAGATGAAGCGATCCGCGCCATGCAAGGGGCGGTGGTTCTGGAGAGCACCTACGACAAGGGGCGCAGCGGCAAGCGTGTCGCCCCCGAAAGCTCTGTAGTTATCAAGCGGGTTGTCCTGCCTGGCGAGCCCCAGCTTTACAAGATCGCCAAGCTGGAAGAATACACCAACGATGATGCCGAGAAGTACGGCGAGCTTGTCGATGCGTGTACTGACAAGGTTCGGGAGATTCGTCAGGCAGCATACGACCTGGCGGTAGCGCGGACCCGCAAGGCCGAATACATGCGGCTGGCCAACAATGATGAGGCCATCGCCAAAGCCTTTTGGGCCAAGGCTGAAACCCTCCCCTGGCCCGATGGGCAGGAGGGGGAGTGATGGCCAACCAATACCGAGAACTGCTGGCCCGTGCAAGGCAAAAGTTCATTGACTATGAAATGGCAGTAGAAGAACCGGCGCCATACGAGCACAGAAAGCTCATGGATGAAATCGACTCCCTTCTCGCCAAGCCTGAACCATCCTTTGAGGAAGCGTGGGCCGCCCTTGGCTACAACTACGGGGCAGATGCCTTGTGCTGTGTTCGCCTTGGCTGGGACTTGAGGGGGGATCAGTGAACTGCCCCAAGTGTGACAGCCCCAAGCATCGTGTCCTCTGGACCCGAACTGACACCATCGAATCTGTCATGCGTCAGCGTATGTGTGACGGCTGCGCTCATCGATGGGAGACAGTAGAGGTTGAGCTTCCGCCAGGCTCTTTCTACCGGGAGCGAATCACACACGGGAAGTCTGATTGGCGACCCGTAAGACACCAAGGGTTCAAGAGGGTGACACTCTCCTGACGCGATAGCTGGGCCGCCTCACTCCAGGGGCGGCCCTTTCTTCTGCTCATCCATGAACTTCCGTCGCCGGTCAGCATCCAGGCGCGGATTGGGAATGTTGAAGCCCGCGAGGAACCCCCCGGCACCGATGAGCGGGGCCAGCAGCGGCCCCTCGACTACACGCTGAATCCCGTCCGCCCAACATTCAGCCTTGAATGTCCCTGCGCTGATACGGCAATCGAGCGTGTATCCCACGCCCACCAGAATGACAGCGGCAATGACGGCACCCGCGAACTGGTTGGCCCTGTTCACTGGAGAATCCTCGACTCGATCCTCTCAAGCCGCCGATCAAGATTCTGCTGCACAAAGTCTTGACGCTTATTCGCCTCCTGTTCTTCCTGCACCAAGTCTTTCAGTCCATCGACAGAGACCGTGAGGGACTTGATTGATTGCGGAAGCTCGCGTACATAGTACCCATACGAAGCTGAAATCGCCGTGGTGACAACACTGACGATGCCGAGCCCAATGGCCATCAGCAAGCGTTGCTGAATGACTCTGGCAAACTCATGTGCAAAGTCAACTTCTTTCTTGGGCATTTGCCAGAACATGCGGATCATCCTTTGTTGGGGGTGATGGTGAAAAGATCATCAAGGTTGTTCCGCCTGAGCATCTTCCCAAGCTCCTCATAATCTTCCTCATCCAGCTTAGCCACGCTCAGCATAAGATCAATGGCAGATTGCATCGCTCCGATGTTCGGCCGTCCAGACTTGGCATCTTGAAAGGCCGCCAGGAAGTCAACCTTGAAAGATGCAACCGGGAGGGATTGAGTCGATTGGATCAGGACTTTCTGATACAGGTTCGATGCGATCAGTTCATCCCACATTGCGATGAAATCAGGTTCGGCCCTGATTGGTACAGGAACGGGCGGGGCGGTATTCCCCTTCCTGACCCATGCTTGATACTCCTGAAAGTCGGTGTTCTTGGGATCAGCAGGAATCACCACCTGATCGCTGACACGAAGAATGGAGCCAGCGGAAATGCGTTGGTAAGTCATAGACGTGCAGACAGGGAAATTCTGTAGCCAAACGCCAGGCAGTCACCCGCCGCAGCCGCGACAAACTGGCTGACAGCACAATAGGGAGTGACGTTGGCGAAGGCCCCACTATTAAAGTTACTGAGCCCCTGTGAAGTATTTGGATCCGCCAAAATCGCGCTTGTCGAAGGGATCGCTCGCATCTCGGGATACGAAACCGCATGGGCATAGACCGCTCCGTTACCAGCAGAGCTGACGCGATGATTGTAAGGAGCCCACTGGAAATAACGCTTGCACAACATCAACTCAAGCGAAGCGGAACGCTGCTCAAAGGGAGTGGCGCGATCCCCCGGCTCCAGTTGCACCTGGCCAACCGTCCACGTTCCACCAGTCTGACCACCAACCGTCAGCACCAACTCAAGGCCAGTGGTTGCAGCGGCAGGAATGTCGATTGAGGCCGGGTATCGAGTGTATGTGCTGTTGACCGTGAAGTTGCCGGAAGCGATAGAAGTTCGGGTGGGAGCCACCAGCGTCCCGAACGTGTCAGCCGTGTTGGCGTAGAACAGTTGCCAGCCAACATTCGTCAGGAACGTGTTGGCCAGGCTGACGCTGAACGTGACCCGTCGCCCTGCAAGATCACGGGTGTTAGCCGCCTCAATCCGTTGAGCAATGCCAATCCCCGTGACCGACGCAGCGCCGCTGAATTGATAGCGGAAGGGATCGACCTGTGCGCCCGCAACTGTGATGCGCTGACCGTTGACATTGGCGCCTGTGCAATAAGCGTAGAACTGGTCAGCGACGTAGGCCAATGCAGCCCCAGCGGTCAGAGTCCGCACAGCACCAGCGTTCTCCTGATCGAAACGAAAATCCCCATTGATGATGCGATTCCGCAGGCCCGCCAGGGCTCCACCGTTCAACTGGGGAACGCGAGGATCCCCGGTGAAGATCGGATTCGCCAGGGGGGCCGCAGCAGCCGCAGCAGCAGCCGCCGCGTTGGCCGTGGTCACAGCGTTGCCCGCTGCCGTGTTGGCGGCGTTGGCGGCGCTCTGGGCGGCGTCTGCTGCATCCTTGGCGATCTTGACCGCGTTCGCCGTGGGCGGGTCAACGATGCTGGTACTGGCCGCCGAGTTGACTAGCTGGGTCTTGAGCAGGTATCGAGCGTCGGCGTCGGCGGGCCTGTAGTCAATCCATTCCCACGTCACCGCCCCGACGTTGTATCTCATCCGAACGATGAGAGAGGGGGATCCGATGAAGCCAGCAGGGCGCCCCGTCAGTGGGGCGAATGTCTGCATGTTGGTGGAATCCAGAACCTCTGCGCTGATGGCAGAGCCTGGGTTCACCGGGACCGCAGCCCTGTTTGCATACCGGACATACGGAAGCTGATTCGCAATCGTGGAGAGAGCGACACCGACCGCGAGGTTTGCAGCCTGGGCCTCAGCTAGAGCAGCCTGATTGGCCTCATACTGCTCCTGAGTAACGTAGAGGTTGTAAAGGTTGAGATCCCTCAGCCGTTCGGCAGGCAGGTTGATACCGTCAGGAACATCAACAAATGGGCCGGTAAGCGGAGTGATGCGTCGGAGAACGACCGATTCACCGGCCACAGTTCCAACCGCCAAGACAACTTGTGTCCTGGCGGTGTTGAAATCCCATTGAGCCGGTCGAAACCGCTCAACCAATGATGCCCCGCCGTCAAGGCTGGTGAACACCTTGATGTGTGCAGGGTCCAGAAAGCCGATGGGCTGTCCACCGCCTGTGGTGAGGTTGAAGGTGGTCGAGCCGACTGTGGGGGCTGCATAGACCGCACCCGAGAATTGATAGGTAGGTAGGGCCATTGTGCGGAAATCCGACCGCCTGATGGCCCTACCTTACCGCCTAATTGGCCCCCCGGATAGCACGGAACAGACTATCAATCTCCGCCGTGATTCTATCGGCTCCCTCAAGATCATTCGCCTCCAGTCTTGCGTCAGCCGCTTCCTGCAACAGATAGCGACGGGATACATTGTCGTTGCGTTGCAGTAGCTCAGTCCACGCCTGGGCGGCGTACTTACTGATCCCCCGGTCGAACTCATCGGTTATGGCTGTTTTCGCCTCGACCCGCAACCTTGCGCGATTCTGAATGAAGTCACGCACGTCAGACCGGCGCGAGAAATCCTCAATGAACTCCTGCACAGTGCGGCCACCAATCTTCGTGGTCGCCATCAGGCTGTTGTATTCCTGCTGCTCCGCATTGCTGAGGCGGACCTTATCGGGCCGCTTCTCCTGATAGGAGCCTTTGATCTGCCACACAATCGACCATGGGCCGCCGCCCTCCTGACGTTGACGCGGGGCGAAGGGAATGGCCATCTGGAGCGGATTGAGCCCGTTCGGTCCATGGCCAGGCATGATCGGAACTGGCTTGCCCGTCAGTTGATCCACCATGACCGGGGCCTTGCCGACGCCAGGAAGGCGATCATTCAGGCGCCCGAAGATGCTTCCATAGAAGTCCTCATGGACCCGCATGGCCTCGATGAAAGACGCACCGCTATAAGCGCGGCGGTAGGGATCTTCCACCCGGCGCACATAGTTCAACAGTCCGCCGAAGGGAGTCTGCGTTGCAACCCAGTTCTGCACCGCCCGCGTGGCCCGTCCCCCACCGTTGGCCAACTGCGGATCAGTCAGGACGCTCATCACGTCCTGTAGGCCCTGGAGGAAGGATGCCTGATACAGCCCCGACACCATGATCCCGGTGATGCCCGCCAACCATTCTTCCTGGCTGGCGTAGTTGGCGTAACTGGAATACATACCAGCGTCGGCAACCATCCTCAGCACGATGGAGATTGGTTCCCCGAAACGATCAAACGGAATGGACTGATCGCCAACGATGATCGAGTAACGAGACAGCCCATTCTCAGCCAGCCAGCCGTCATAGGCCCGCTGTGCTGCGGAAGCTCGACCGCCACCAGTCCAGCGGCCGGGGCCGCCGCCGATGATGGTTCCATTCATCACGCCCGCGTACATCGCAGCGGCGGCAATGCTGGTGACAGCGATCTGTCCGCCGACCCTGAACGTTTCGCCTGGATCTTCCAGCATCTGACGTTGCAGGGCCAGCAGCGTTGCCGTTGGATTGCCGCCCTGATCGACGGCGGTTCGGGCAACGTTGATCGCGGCACCAAGGCCCGTAGACTCAACGAACCCTTGCTTCAGGATGTTGAGCGGAGTCCGCACGAATGGCACCATCGGCCGCAGCATCGGGCCAACGACAGGAACATTGAGAGCCTGACTGACCTTGTTCGCCCAAGCGTTATCCTCCTGAAACGTGGCCTTATCCGCTTCGGCCATGATGCCGTTCTCAAGGTCATAGATTGACTTGAGGCGGTACTTATCCTGAACGTCGGGGCTGTGAAGGTGAAACGCCAACTCGCCTTCCTGCTGCATGTACTTCTGCACAGCCGCATGGTCGGTCAGATCAACGCCATTCTCGATGGCCCGTTTGATCGCCCGCGATGCAACCTCACCCCGCACGGTCAGGTGCTTGGCGAACTCATCCGTTCCCAGCAGAAAGCGGGACGGCAGCCTGATGGCCTGGCCAACAATGTCAATGGTCTGCGCCAATCCATCGTCCAGCGGCGCCATCCCCCGCTGTTCAAGGAATCGATCCAGCGGCACAGAGTCGATGCCCTTCTCGATCCGCGCCTGATAGATCGAAGATTCGGTGGTGAAGGCCCGCTTCGCCAGTTGCCAGGCATCGCCCCAGGCCCCGTTGATCGCCGCCAGGGAGGCCCCGGCCTCCGCTGCGGCCTGGAGTGCCGACGCGGTGCCGGGGAGCCCCAGCGCGGCGTAGCTGCTGGCCGCTCCGTACTGGATCAGCGGCCGAGCGATGGCCCACCCCATGCCCGCCGCGTTGGCCATGAAGGTTGCCGGTCCCGACAGGAGGCCATTGATAAACACTTCCCGCCATGCGTTCCCGGCAATCTGCATCGACGTGGACACCTTGGCAATCTTGACGGGATCCTCAAGGAACTCGACACGCCTGGCCAGGCCAATCAGATCATTCACCGCCTCCCCCATTGTGTCGGGGTTGTTCATCTTGGCGGCAATGTCCTTGAACAGATCCGTGTAACCGGACAGGCGCGATGCTTCCTCTCCCGAGACTTCAGCCGCCCGCTCAGCCGCCCGCGTTGCCCGAACACCAAGATCCGCTTGGTTCGCCACCGCCCGCCCCATCTGTTGATCCCAGCCCAACACGAAACCGCCGAAGCGGCTGGTGTGTTGCATCTGACGGGCAAAGGCCAAGCCTTCCTGTAGTGCATCCTCCCCGGCCTTGACCTTCAGCAGAAAGGCTCTCGCCATTTCCTGCGTTGCAACAGCCGTGCTCATCAGATACGACTTTGTGACCCTGGCGGCCAGTGCAACCTGATCGGGGTTGAGTCGGGGGTTGGCTGTGTAGATCGGGGCTCCATCGTTGGCCGCCTTCGTCAACTTCGGATCAACACGAATGATCCCCTCCTTCTGATAATACTTGAGCAGATCATCGAAGCTGAAAGGAAGAACCTCTTTCAGCATCGACGTGGCGCGATTGACGAACTCAGCGCGGCCACCCTCCCTGACTTGGGTGTAGAAACCGCTGGCCTCTGCCGCCTTCACAGCATTGCCGATGTTTTCGTCCGCTCGCTCAGCAGCCGTGATGAACCTGGGCGGTTCATAGGGAGAGCAGATTGCCATTAGATGTAGTCACAAAACTCACCGTGTTCATCGTACTGCCTTACATTCGCCAGTAGATCATCCACGGCCTTTTGTGCTCTGGCTTGGGGCTCCAGCAGCTTCACCTCCGTATCGAGCTTGTCAGCAAGATTCCGCAGCGCCCGAGCCTGCGGACCTTTCAGTGGAGCATCACTGCCAACGGCAGTCTTGATTGCATTGGCCAGGGCGCCCATCTGATCTTGTGACAGCTCAATGACGCCAGGCCACTTCGTTGTGTTGACGTTGAACCAGCCGGTTCCCCTCGCGTATGCAGCATCAGAGATGGCATCCTTGATGATCTCATCAACTTCGGGGAGAATCCCCATCACGGCTTTCTTTTGAGCTTCCGTGAGCTTGATGCTTGCCGTCAGTTGAGAATCGAGCACCGGAGAGCCGGTAGCAGGGCTGATGGCTTCATCAATGCCATCGGCATCCATCTGACGTGCGCGAGCAACCAACGCACTGCGGAAGCGTTCGTTCTCTTTCTCCGCGAACTGGGCCGCCTGTTTCTTGGTGGAGAACCGCTGGGGGTTCAGTTGTTCACCATTGCGATCCAGAACGTTCCACCCTCGCGTGGTGTCAGCCTTGACAACCTCCGCGTTGATCGCGGTGCCAAGATCCATCCCCAGCAGCTCCCGCACCAATACGGCATCAAGCTGGTCTTGGCTGAGCTTCGCCCGCTCCGCACCTTGCAAGCGCAGTTCTTCGGCCGCATCGATGGCGTCAACCTCATCGGCCGCTCGCATCGCATCCATGGCTGTATCCCTCAGCCCCTGCTGCGCTTCCCATGCGTCATAGGCGGCCTTCGCCTCAGCAGTCTCACCCTCCCACTGGTCATAGGCGCTGGCGGCCTGTTGACGATCAGCGGCCCTGGCCTGCTGCTCCCCGGCCTCCCATTGATCGTAGGCGTCGGCAGCCTTGCCACCCTCGACCGCCCGCGTCTGCTGTTCTGCAACAGCGGGATCAGCCTCCGCAGCCGCGAGGCGTGAAGTCTGGGTCGGGTCAATCTCCAGGGGCGCCTCCTGTTGGCCCGCCCGGAAGCTCTCCGTTACATCAATCGGCACCTCCTGATAGTTGCTCAGAGCCTCAAACTCATCCAGCGCCCGCGCCTGATTGGTGACTGCATCGCCCCGGTCCAGTTCGTAGGCGAACTTGCGGTTGTAGTAAAGCTCCAGCGTGTCCTCATCAATCCGCGCCCACCCTTCCGCCAGGGCTTTCTGGCTGATGAAGTTCGACCACACAGAATCAGCGGCCGGGATGACGCCACGGGCGTTCATCGTCGGCGGGAACTGACGCATGTACTCCATCGCGTCAACCCGGTTCTGAGGCATCAGGCGACGGACGCCGAGCCGCAGGTTCGTCATCTTCCCGTCCCACCCTTCGGTCAGGGTGAGCCTTTCCATTTCGGCCCACGCCATGCGAGCTTCACGCTCAAAGGCGCTGCGGATCGTCTGGGGCGTGACGACCGGCTCAGGGGGGCGGGGACGGGACGAACCAAGATCCTCGACCCTCACCGGCTCGATCCGGTTCACGTCCACCAGGGGGCCGCCAGGGGCCGCCATCGGATCGGCCGGGGGCAGGGCTCCCCACTGGAACCGGGGCGGTGCTGGGGCGGCAGCGGCCAGCGGATCCGGGCCTGGCAGCATCCCGGCCGGGGCCTCGATCCCCGATTCCGTCAACTGCTGGGCCAGCCGCTGTTGATACAGGGCGTCGTCCGGGTTGATCGGGCTGGCTGCACCTTCCGCGACCGCCAGGAACTGCTGGACCGGACTATCAAGGGTGGCCGCTGCCATCCCCTGCTGGATCTCATTCTGGAGAGCGTCGGCCTGATTGAGTTGACCTTGCTGCATCGCAGTGGTCAGCCCGCGTTCACTCTCCCTCGCCAGGGCGATTCGCTGCTCCTGCAACCCTCTCTCAAGGTCAGAGAGCATGGGAGGTTGCACGGTCGCCAGGGGGCCGCCCGCAGCCGGGGGAGTGACAGCCGCCTGGGCCGCTGCGTTGTCGGCCTGGATCCTCGCAATCGTTTCAGCCCGTGCATCACCGGCAGGCCGCTCGACCGGGCCAACCCTGATGCCTGCCACGTTGTTGCCATCGGTGCTCAGAACACCACGATTCTCAAGCTCGATCCGGCGACCGATAGATTCACCAATCTCCTGAGCCGACTTGCCATAGGCAGCGAGAATCTGAGCCTGTTCGGTGGGCTTGGCTTTCTTGAACGCTTCGGCAAACTTGAACGTCCGGTATGTATCGATGAGCCCGTTCATCGCAGCGCCGATGGCCAACCCCTCGACCATCTGTTTCGACTTCCTTGCCCATGCGGTATCGTCGCCTTCCGTCAACAGTTGGGGAATGACGGGGAGCCCAAGGTCATAGAGAGCGTCTGCCATGGTGGCGTCCATTTCTTCATCACCCTCACCGAACACGTTGAAGGCAACGAAGGCATCCCACGCCAGGGCTTGACCCACGGTGCGGATCTTCTGGGAGGCGGAAGTGCCTGCACCCAACTGGGTCAGGCCCCGCACCCCCTGTTGCACGTTCTCAGCCCACGATGCGAAGCCCGTCATGTTGGCGGACCCGGCCGTGACCTTGGCAACATCAGCCAGGGGGAGTTGCATCCAGTCAGTGTCGGCCGCAATCTTCGCCGCCCGCTGGCCGGGGCTCCCCTTGGCGAATGAATCGCGCAGCCTCCCGAGGGCCTTCTGTGTATCGGCAGCCTTGTCGGTCTTGCCGAGCCCCTTCATGTATTGATCCGCCTTGGTGATGAACTCACCAACATCACCCAATCGGTCAGCAACGCCACCAAGGAACTTGGCCTTGCCGCCGATCTTGAATGGCAGGGCGATACCTTGGACAGCGAACTTAGGCAGCGTGACAAGCGCCGTCGCCACCCTCGCCAAGGTGCCAACAGCCTTGCCCACTTCCGTTTCGGGAGCGAACATTTCACGCCTCGCCCGCGTCCACGGGTTGTCGGCATCGTTGAAGATGTTGTCAGGGGTGAAGCCATCCCCGCCAGGAAGAATGGCGTCACCCGTTTCCCCGATCAGATCACCAAGGCCAGCGGCTAGATCGAAGTAGTCGGTAACAAGCGCGGTCCCCGCATTGCCAAGTACCTTCGCCACTTCGGAGAAAGCTTGGCCGGGGTTGTCCGCGATGAATGGCATCTGCGGCAACTGGTCCGCTTGCGCCTTGTCCTCCGCGAACTGAGCCGCGTTCTGTGCATTGACACGCTGATTGATCCGCTCAGCAGGAGTCAACCCCCAGCTATCTTGGGTGACAGCGACGGGGCTTTGTTCGACGGCGGCTGGATCGTCATAGACCCATTCACCTTTCTCATTGTCGTAGCGAAGGGCCATGGTTCAGATCCGTTTCTTGTAGTCGAAGGTGCCCGCCCGTGAACGTTGATCCTGCAACATTCGGGGGTAGGGCCACACGCCGCCCCATCGGCCATCGGGATAGTAGAAAGAATCCGTGCGGGCCTTGGCGATGGACTCGATAGTGAATCCTGCCTTTCGCATCTGAGGAATCTTTCTGATGAAGTCACGGGCCGCGGCCGGAGCTTGAACTATCAGATCGAGATAGTTAAACATGACACGATTGAATCCAACCGTGTTGCGAGGCAGGCCAGCAGAGGCCAGCACAGGCGCGGCCGATGTTGCCGCCTGAGTCAACTTCCCGGCCCACCGACGATCAACCGCCTGGGGGCTCCCACCGCCGCCCCTGGCACCACCGCCCGAGACGGTTCCGACATTCTTGTTTCCATCGCCGGGATCGGTGTGCCCGTAGTAAGCCTTGGTGTATCCACCGTTGGGAGTACGGGTGCCTTCGTTCACGCCAATAGCCACGAAGAACGGGTGCCGATCATTGGTGATGGCCAGGGGAAGCGGGAGGGTTGGCGTCATGGCCGCAACTTGCGGCAGCGGACCTTGATTGAGATTCATGGGCTGAGGGCGAGGGGTGTTGGCGTTGCGATACATGCGGGCCAGTTCCGGCATACGCTCAGCGTTCTGGATCGGGAATGGCCCTTGGGCTGCCATGGCAGGAGGGGCGATCACATTGAGCACCCCCGTCAGCAGTCGGCCGCCAAGGTTGGTGGCAACCTGCATCACGTCAGGCTGGGAGGGGCGGGAGGGCGTCTTGCCTCCACTGGACGGCGCAGGGCTGCCGCCTCCCAGTGATTGCTGGATCAGGCTCGCAACTCGATCAACCGGGCCGCCTGCGCTCGATTGGCGATTGTCGCCCCGCGTGTTCGTTGTGTCGCGCAACATCTGACGCCACACCTGGCCAGGGTCGGGCACCATCTTTCCTTTCCCATCAGGGCCTGGCGTGGCACCAAGTCGCCTGAGAAAGAACTTCGTCATGGCCCGTGCATCGTTCGTCGGAACACCATTCGCCCTGGCTGCATCGACAACCGACTGCGGGAAGGTGGAAGGCTGAATCCTGCCCCTGCTCCGTTGCAAGTTCTGTTGAATGGTGTTCAGTTCCTGCAACCGTTCCTGCTGCACGGTTCGACGCTCAGTGTTGGGCTGGCCCAACCGCTTCCGCTCGCCCGAAGCCACGGCGTCAAGCTCATTCCTGAAAATGTCGTTGACGGCATCATTCGTAACAGGCTTGCCCGATTCTTTCAGCCGCTGAACTTGAACCTCAGTGTTCTCGGTTGCAATCTTCACCAGCGTAGTCTGAGCCTGCCTGACTGCATCCTGAGCCGTCATGGTCGGATCCCGCCTCATCATGCCTTCCGCAAGATTCTGAGTCGCAACCCTGATCTGAGGTTCGTTGTATTGCCTGGCGCGGGAGACGCTGACCATCACATCATCTTTCTTGTCCGTCTCTTTCTGCATGAGACGCATCTTCTGATCCGGCCGCAGCGTGGTATCTCCCGCGATGCGCTGGTTCAGAGCCCCAACGTCTGCATCTGCATCAGACATTTGCAGCGTGTATTCCAACATCCTCTGCTGCTGGGCTGGCGTCGGCTCCTGACTGATGCTCTTAACCTGATTGCGAATCGACATAAGTTGACCGAACTGCTCAGGGCTTTGGGCGATGGCAGGAAGCATCCTGTCAAGCTGAGCCATGGCGTTCTGATCGCCAGCGATGATCGCCGGGAGCAGAGGCTTAATGTCAAGAAAATTCTGTTTCGCCCGAGCCTGCTCCATCTGCGGTTTCATGTCCGCGTACATCTGCATCACGGCAGAGCGGAACGTCAGGCCGCTGTCACCAATGGGAACGTCATACAAGTTCCCACCCGCCGCAGTCTTGATGCCTCCAGGCTCGTTCATCAAGTCGAGCTTGAACGCAAGCATCAATTCCGCCTGATCAAAGTTCTCGGTATTTACAAGGCGACGGAACTGACGCTGAAGCCCATCGAACATCATCTGAGCGATGGCCGACGGGGTTTCTCTCTCAATGTTGGAATTGTAAAAGTCAATGTCCGTATTTCGTGATTCATCGAACACCCGGTTCTTCTCATCCGGCGTGAACTCCGAGCCATCGGCCTTTCTTCCCCTGACCACGCTCAGCCGCTGAGTCACGGTGAACAGGCCCTTGCCGTAAATCTCCGCCTGCTCGCTTCGGTACTGCCTGCTGTATTCCTTGTATTGCTGATCCCGAATGTCGTTCATAATCAGGGCTTCGCCCCTCTGAACGTCAATCGCAACTCTCCCCCGATACTCAGCGGGAAGATTCATCAGCCCGCTCTCTCTCAGAGCCGTCTCCCTAAGCTTGGTGCGGGACGTGGCCATTCGCTGCGCGTATTGCTCATCAGTCTCGCTGCGCCCCTTGGGCTGCTGGATTGCAGAGTCCAGCGTCGATTCACGGGCAAACGTCCGTGCATAGTCGTTGGCCGCGATGCCAGCGAGCCCCGTGTTGATTTGATCCTGGGCGCGGGGAGAGAGTTGCTTGACCATCCCCATGGCGACTTCATCGCCACGCTTGACAGCGCCAACAATGTCAACGTTGCTCAGGAACTCACCAACCTGGCGGTTGGCCTGCCTCACGCTGTAGTCCTCAACAACCTTCGGGCCAATCTCAAGGATCTTGTCAAACAGACCCTTAATCTCCCGAGCATCATTCACCCCGCCCCCAAGATCGACCACGCGAACACTGCCGTTCCCCGAGAAGGGAACGACTTGGCGTGGTGCTGCCGTGGGCTCGTTCGGCCTGGCCGGATTCGTGAAGGCTCCGACCGTCGAAGTTTGGGGGCGTGAGTATGTCATCAGCAGCCCTTCTTACCGCCGCCTTTGCCCCCTTTCCCCTTCGGCTTGGCCATGATTGAATGGTGTCAACTACCGCCCCAGCGTAACCCAATGAAGGAAGAAACGGAATGGTTTAACTGTCCCTTCGATCCCCACCCGGACAGCAAACGTGATGAAGTCGGACGGGCCAGCGAGGATGAACTGGCCGAGCTTCATGGCGCCACCGCCCATGAACTGAGCCGGATGGTGAAGTACGGGAACATGCGAACCAAGCTGGCCGCAATCTCTCACTCCATCAAGTTCCTCAAGGACAACAACATCACGGCCAGCCTCAAGGCCAGTGGCGGAACCAAGGCCCTACTCAAGAATCTTCCCACTGCGGAAGAACTTGAGCGGATCATGCAGAACTCTCCCTCTTTCTGAATCCAATGGCAATCAACACTCAGCCCAGCCCACTTGGCGATGCCTTCACCATGCCCGATGGAGGTGGCGGGGATGGCTCGCTTACCGTTGTTGGCACGATCACTGCGAACGGCCAGTCAGTCACTCTCCCTCTGAATGGTCAATCCTCTGTTTTCTTTGACATTTCCGGCTCGTTTACTGGAACTCTCCAGTATGAGTTTCTGAGCGATTCTGGCTGGATCGCTCTTTTTGCCACAACCGCGAACTCCAACGGCGGTGGCACACAAGCAGGCTCCGGCGGCAGGAGAATTGCGAACGTCGCTGGTATGCCTGCCGTTCGCGTTACCGCCGTCGCTACAATCACGGGAACGGCGAGCATTGTGATAAGGGCAACTCATGCGTCCTCGATCATCAATGCGAATGTTCAAGGCGCCAACGGCAGGGGCTCAGCGTCCTCGGGCAACCCAATCCTGATGGGGGCTAGAGGATTCACCACCAATCCAGGCGGCGTCGCCACCGGCAACCTAGTCGATTTTGTCGCCACCACCATTGGCGTACTCATCACCCGCCCTTACACCATTCCCGAAGCGGCATGGTCTTTCGCCCCTGCGGCTGGCGGGATCACCACAACCCCGGACGTGGCCATTGCCTCCGCTCCGGGTGCGGGACTCAGGCGGTATCTCACCAGCCTCAACCTCAGCAACAACTCAGCGACCGGCACTGAGTTTGTTGTCAAGGATGGAGCGTCTACCGTCATCGCTCGATTCCATCTTCCGCCCAACGCCGCGAACGTCAACATGGATTTCCCGGTCCCCCTGGCGGCCAGTGCCAACGTAGCTCTCAACGTCGCCTGTCTCACTGCGGGCGCCGCTGTGTTCTGCAACGCCCAAGGATTCACCGCACCCTAAACCATGACCGAACTCATCACCTACCACATCGGCACGTCCATCATCACTGGCACGGTCTGCGACCGGGATGAGGGAGGCGCGGAACGCTTCTGCGCTTTCAGCATCCCCCGCACCTCCGTCACCAACCCCGTCACGGATGAGAAGGTGGCCACCGCTGTTGGGGCCGCCATCCTCAACTGAGCCAGTTGGCTCCAGTCGTATCACCTGCCGCCGCCCGCTTCGCCTGTTCAAGGGTCATCCCCATGGCGAGGCGGGTGGCGTTCATCAATGCGCGTCCGCTTTCGTCCTCAACCTGAGCGTGTAGGTATTCGATCCGCCGATCTGCCGCTCGCTTCTCCTGATCCTGTGCCGCCTGATCCTGATAGAACTGGATCGCCAGGGCCAGAACGTCCAGCTTGTCATCATGCCTCAGGGCACCGCGAGCTTCGGTGAGCCGCGTGAACTGATACATGAAGCTGTAAGCAATGTCTTTCTCATCCTCGCTTTCGGTGAGGATCAACACGTCATCCTCGATCACCTGGCGATCAATCACCAGGGCATGAACCTGAACCACCGGGGCGATGGTGTCGATCATCCTCAGTTCCTTCCGCTGGCCCCCAGTCCTGATCCCCTCAAAGGCGAGCGGGTAACCGACCTTCTGGAAGTAGGGCTTACCAACCTGCTCCCACACCGCCAGGCCACCGAAGTTGGATTCAACCAACACCCGCTTGACGTGGTATTGCTTCGCCGTGCGGGCGAGCTTCATCCATAGTTCTTCACTCGATCCGCCCTTGGCCCCGCCCATGGCACGAAGGTAGAAGTTCCCGCCCCAGGCGCTCAACACACACCAGGCAAACTCATCGGCCCCGCCGCCTGATGGATCCAGCACAAGGATGGTGGGAACGTCCTCAGCCCTGATGGTCCCCTCGATCAGGGCGGGCCGGTAGTAAGTCGTATCGCTGCCGAGGCCGGGGCAGTGAAGATCGGTGATGGCGTACTGCGGGGAGCGTTCGTACAGACAGACTTCCGGCAGCGTTTCGCCCGACAGTGAAGTGATGAGAAGATCGCGACACTTGAGTTGATACTTCTCCTCGTCGGTCTGGCTGGCATCCAGCATGAACTGGAGACGCCACCGGGCCGGGGACATGCCCAACTGTTTCCGCGTCAGTTCGTCATGGCTGAAGCGTGTATCCGTTGGGGCGTTGTAGTCCTGGCCGACCCTTGCAAGGATGGAGGGAGCCAGCATCCCCTTGTACGGCTTCAACTCCTTCGGCACCCTGGCGGGCCACATTCGCATCTGATAGCCGCGAGCCGACGCCAGGAAGAAATAGATTGATTCGATGGAGGCGTGGGGCGTCCCGAGATAGATAATGTCGCTCGCCCCTGGCTTAAGGATCGATTCACATTCCTCGACCCCAGCCTTCAACCTCTCCCGCTGTAGCTGCGTCAGGCACGTCTGCGGCGTTTCGCAGTCATCAACAATCACCCTGCTGGCGCGGGAGCCGGTGACTTGTCCATAGATGCCCGCCGCCCTGACCGATGGGCTCTGCTCGATGAAGGTGCAGGCGCCAACATCAAACTCAACGTTGGAGTATCGACCTTCCTTCGTATCAGGGCGAAGATGGGCGAGCCAATCAACCGTCCTGATGGTTGTCAACATCCATGTGGTGATCTTCTTTGCGAATCCCCCCGATGCACTGAGGAATAGCAACTTCTCATTGGGATCTTCGTCAAGCCACCACAGGCCCGTGATGGCAGTCAGGGTTGACTTTCCAACGCCACGAAACCCGCAGACGATCTTTCTTGCACCCAGCACTTCCGGCGCCTTGCTGCTCACGTCAACGTCCTGTGAGGCCAGGTAGTTGAGAATCTGTAGTTGAACAGGCGTCGGACATTCGGCCATCCGAAGCTCACGCATCAACGCGGTGGCGAACTGCGGAAGGCTCAACCCCAACATCAGATGTATCTCCTGCGCGACTTGCTCGACGGGCCTGCCTTCACAACAGCGGGAGGCTTGCTTTCCTTCGCCGCTTTCTTCTCATCCCGCTTGACTTCCTTCGCCGTTCGATAAGGATCCGCCTTGATTGCATCAACCGTCTCCCGGTATCCAGGAGGTTCAGGGACGCCAGCGTTGGCAAGGATCTCAGTCCAGTTCATAGGGGCGATAGTTGCCAGGGGTCAACAGTACCACCCATTGCAAGGGGATGGACTTTCATCCTTCTGCGGCGCAATCGCAGCCCTGGCGATTGTTTCCCGAGTAACGATAAACGCGATGGCCTCGATGCAAGCTCGATCCGTTTTGTATCCGGCGGAACTTTTTTCGCTGAAAATCTTAATGGATACGTTCGCCCGTCAGTTCTGTATCAGGGTGAACGTTGACAGCCGGAAACGCCAGTGTTTCTATAATGAGCGAAGCGAATTATTCCATAATCAGAATAATCATAATAATCTGATTAGAGAAGGATACAGAAACTAATCAACTTACAGTCTTGAGCAAGGGGGCTGCGCCCCGCAGGGTGGAGCCGAGCGACAGCGAGGCTATCTGAAATGACTCAACTCCAATTCAATGACGGTAGTTAGAGCATAATGACGCATCAGTAGAACTGAATAAGCTGAATCAATGATGCAGGGTGACGGTCACTTTCTTCCTTCGTGCAAGGTGACGGTATCCCTGCATTGACTCAATGAATAGAAGTAACTAGCGCGGGCGCCGCTGCGCTCGCAGGGCTCCGCAGCGCCCGCGTTGAGTGGGTCAAGATTGAAGCTCGATGGGGTTGATGAAGCCGCATAAGGATGATGGTGGAAGGCCCTGGACTGACTGTGTGTTGAACATGCCGACAGGCAATGAGTAGGCGGGCGCTATGCGTTTAAGCGCATAGGCGAATCGCAAGCGGGGGCTAGGAGGGCCAGGAAGGCGGGGGAAGCTCTGGTGGGCCTACTGGGCGCAGCGAGGGGGAGAGGCGGCACAGGGCAGCACGGGGCGGGCGATCCGGGGCCTGGAGGGGCCTGGGGGTGGTGACTATGGATGGTGAGTGGTGGTGCTAATTGGTGAGGGGGTGTACGTACATACGTCGCAGGCGCGTTCCCCCCATCCGGGTGTCTGTATGTGCGCTGGCGGCCGGGTGTGCGTTCGTTGCGTGAACGTAGGCGCCGCAATGGGTGGGCACGGATGCACAATCCGCTGCGGCGCAATGAGGCCAGGCCAGCTCTATTCCACGGTTCATCGATGGGGATTAAGATGAATACAAATGTATTGTTCCCAATCAACACCGTCGCCGCCCAATCATCACGCCACGAACCCACGCCAACCCACGCCGCAATCGTTACGACTCAGCCTGCCCAACGTGAGCCGCTGCGACGCACACTGAGCCGCTGCGACGCACGGCGTAGTCGTTATCACTCAACCTGCCCAACCCTGGCCCACTGCGATGCATGAACAGGCGATGCGATGCGATGCATGAACATTCGCAAGATGCAGTGCACCTGGCATCAAGAACGAAGGCCAACATCATCCATGCTCTGCATCAATGACGAAAGGGAAGGTGCAGCGCCCTAGGGTTCATTGAGGAATGACGCGATGCCGTGGGTTTGTATAGTGATAAGAAATGCTGATAGAGCCAATGCTTGCCAAACGTCAACAGTCGCCCCTAGTGTCCGCTCACGCGATCATTGATTGGTCGTTCGTTCCGTTGCTCTGTTACCGATGACTCTCACCGCTCAGACCCGTTGGCACGTTGCCGCCATGCTTGGCGACGTTGACGCTGCAACGTATGGCGGCTCTGCCGTCCTCATAGATTCCGCTGGTGTCTACAGCCCTGAGGTTTGTCACTGGTGTCCCGAATCACGCGAGCTTTCCCGCTTCTCTATTGATCAATGCCACCCAACGCCAGACGGAGGCGTGGGTTGCAACCCTTACCATTCCAAAGCGGCCGAATGGTTCGGCAGCCCCGAGGATCTGGCCTCCCTTGCCCGGTCCATCGGTGAGGACACCGAACGGCTGTGCCGGATCCTGTGTTCCCACGATGTTGCAGACAGGGCTCGCGCCTATGTCTCTATCGGAGAGTATTGGGGCATGGCCAACCTTGACAGCTACCCGGATCGCCTGACGGACGCAAAAGCCAGGCGCGGCTTTCAGCGGCTCAGGGCTGCTCATCGTTCCGGTCGGCCGCTTGCCCATGGCGTCAACGTCTGGCGCTGAAACCTTGCCCATGGGCGATGCTTGCAAAACGGCAACCATCGCCCCTAGAATCATCATTGTTCCCTCCCATCGCTTTTGCTCCCATGACAACCTTCCATTCTTTCCCGCTGCAGGTTCCTTCTCACTGGCTTTCTGCGCTTATCAACGGCGACGAATCATCCTTCGACTACTACGACGATCCTGCCGACCGTCGCGCCTACCGGGCCTTCTGTGAGAATGAGATCCCGGCCCATGCCTCCGTCAGTGTTGACGGGGACGCAGAAGGCTACTTCTGCCACTCCCATGATGCCTCAGGCTATGGCGTGAAAGCCTGTGACGTTGTGGACTGCGTTGTGCTCACTGCCTGGCAACACTGCACCGAAGCAATGAGGCAGGATTGCATCCGCGCCTATGACGGCCCGGTCAGTCTGCGGAAGGTCAGACTCAACACTGGCGGTTACGACTCTGACGGCTGCTACTGGGGAGTCGGTGAGCCCCTTTACTTTGCGCAGGATGATGAGGGCATGACGCAGGAGACCTTCCGGGCTTCATGCCGTGCCGAAGCAATCGAGAAAGCCCGGAAGGTATGGGTTAACGGCAAGTTTCGCCCTTGATTGATCGATCCGCCCATCGGAGCCATGGTCGCCCCATGGCTCCCTTAGGCGGTTCATCACCGCCCATCGTTCGTGATTCTGTTATCTATCATGGCAACTGCTACCAAAGCCAAACAGAAAGCCCGTAAGCATGACGGGCCATCGCCCGAGCAAAAGTTGACGGAGCGATTGATTGAATTGATTGAATCCGGCGTCAACCCTTGGCGCAAAGAATGGCAAGGACAGAAAGCATCGCAACACGTCAACATCGCCACGGGCAAACCCTACATGGGTTGCAACCCTTCCATGTTGCATTTTCAGATGCAGCTACGGGGATCCTCCCTGGCTCTGTGGTGCGGTGTCGCTCAGGCCAAGGCTAAGGGTTGGTATCCCCGCAAAGGATCGCAGGGTTGCTACATCCTGCGGCCGCAGATGATGCAGCGAATCAAACAGGATGAGAATGGCCACACGGTCAGGGATGAACACGGCGATCCCGTTATGTCGAGTTGGGTAGAGTACCGGCCCGCGTGTGTTTTCAACATTGCCGACCTTCAAGGGGACGGGATCGATGAGGCCATTGCTCAATACTGCGGCACCATCGCAGATCGGCCGGAGGATGAGCGGCTGAAAGGTGCAGCGGCTGCTCTAGAGCAATGGTCCGTCCCCGTGACCCATGGCGGGGATCGGGCCTGTTACAGCCCATCGGATGATCGGATTAACATGCCTCCCCGTAAGGCTTTCACGGGTGACGCTGCATACTGGGCGACCCGTGCCCATGAAGCGGTCCATAGCACCGGCCACAAGGCCAGGCTAGGGCGTGAGTTTGGCAAGGTCTTTGGTGATGACCTTTATGCCAGGGAAGAATTGGTGGCCGAACTGGGGGCTTTCCTGATCTGCAACCGGCTACAGATCGACAGCGCGGCAGATAATCACGCCGCCTACCTTTCCCACTGGGCGAAGGTGCTTAAGGAAGGCCCGAAGGTGCTGTTTAAGGTGCTGAGCGATGCCACCAAGGCGGCAAACCTCATCGTCCCTGAGGCAGCACAGGATCAGCCCGAAGCATGATCCCATGGGCGGCTGTTGACTGCGGTAGACAGTCGCCCTTTCTCAACCGCTGCACACCCTGTTATCTAGTCCCATGATTGTCCCCGATTTTGCCTACGTTGAGAAGAAAGTCGCAGCCGTTGAAAGGCTGCAAACGATGATCGATAAGCAGCAAGAAAGGCTGCGCCAGTTGTTGCTTCCCTACGTTGACAAGAAAGCCCGCAACGTTGATGGCAGCCTGATAAAGGTGCTCCGCGATGGTGTCGAAGCGGCCAGGCAAACACTGATGAGCGAGAATAACGACTCGCGCAGGATTGGCCTTCATTGCTACATCGACGCGAGCCCCTATAGCCTGTTTCTATACATCAGGATGGACCTGCATGATGCCAGGTATCCAACCTCCCTGGAGTCCCTGAAGGCTGATCGGTATGTTGCAAGGTTTAGCAATGGAATCCTTACGAAGGTTGAGGATCCCTGGAAGCGTGAGCCACTGAACGCTGATACGGTCTATGAATGGCTGACCGAATACAAGGATGCAAAGGAAAGAATGGAGTCAATCCGCAGCTCCCTTTATCCCTATTTCTCTCTGTGAGCGGGACCGTATGCGACAGTCCGTAACGCTCGATACTTGACCACGTTCAACCCTAGCCTTTAGTATTTCCCTATACACCGGCTGGTGTCATGCCAGCCGGTCCTATTCCCCCATTCTCTGATGCGCCTTCCGTTGTACTTCCGTCGCTTCATTCCCCGTCGCGGCCTGTGGGTTCCCTGTGATGCTTTCCTGGCCGTGTCGGTCTGCCGGGATCGCATGTTGCACGTCCCCTCCCTGCTACTGGAGCGGTATCCTGCCCATCGTGGGAACCGTGGGTATCTGAGGCTTGAATGTTCGCTGCTGGTGACGGTGTGCATAATTGTTGACTTACGGCGACTCTAGCCGTGCTAGGTTGAGCATGTAGAAGTAGGAACCCTGTTATGCACCGACTCAAGAAGCTCCGTAGGGGCACCAAGTTACTTCGCACCCTGCATCCCCAGCTAAGGGTGTCGCAGGTTGATCTGCTCATAAGCATTGCCCTTAAGGAGGGGCAATCACAGACCGACCTAGCGATGGACTGCGACCTTACCATCGCGGCCATCAGCAGGGCTATCGACACCCTCGGCAAGTCGGGCCGACGCGATGGAAAGGGGGTGACGTTGGGACTGGTACGAACGGAGCGGGCGCCGGATGATGACAGGTTCCTATTGGTCTACCTGACTCAGAGAGGCAGGGATCTAATGCAGTCCCTGGCCGATCTTATCTATGGGGATGGTGATGATTGACCATCCCTGTTCACCTTCATTCCTTCGTCCCATGAAACCGATCCTCTTTGCTCTCATTCTGGCCGCCGCTGCTCCTGTTCAGGCTCAGTCCTGCTCGATCAACACCTACGGCGGCATGTATTCCGGCACCTGTTCTCAGGGCGGCATCCGGTACAACATCAACGGCAGCGAGTACGGACCCTCACGAGTGAGGGGATACCTGCCCGATGGCGGCTCATTCAATGGCACTGTCAACGGAAGCGGCACGTTCCGGGGATACGTCAACGGGAGGCCGGTTACCTGCTCTCGATACCTGGGGTGTCAGTGATGGCTGATCGGCAGAAAGTCACAGGGCGGACGCGGGCTGGCCGCATGGGCAAGCCTATCGAGTGTCCCCATTGCCACCATGAGCACGTTGTCTATCACTTCGACTGGGCCTCATCAAAGTGCCCCGGCTGTGGTGAGTGGGTTGATAAGCATGATTATCTGCTGGCCCATCCTTGGTGTGAGCGAGCATTGATGATCGCAAGGGAGCAGAGCTTGGCCATTCACTTGAGGCAGAATCAATGAGCGTAAGAATCGTTGACGGTAAGTGGCGGGCCTTTGCTTGCTACAAGGGGAAGCGGCTCTCTGTTGCCTGCAATAGTGAGGAAGAAGCCAGGGAGGCAGAGGCTCGACTGCTCAAGGAATTGGGCAGGCAGGAACTGAGGGTTCATGTTGCCAGGGAAGGGGGCATGGCCTCCCTTCTGAACACTTGCATCCACCTGGACTGGGCAGGCAAGGATGATTCTCAGATCAAGCGAGCCAAGGGAATTGTCGCCTACTTCGGGGCTGACTGCCTGCCTGTTGATGTAACGGAGCAGGCCATTGATAAGTTCCTGATCTGGCTCAGGCAGACTGGCCCCAACGGGAATGGTTGCAGCAATGCAACGATCAACCGTTATCTTTCGGCCCTTCGGGTGATGTTGAAGCGGGCTCAAAGGCTGCGGCTTATCAACAATGTCCCGCTCTTTCCTGAGCGTAGGTTGCTGAAAGAATCGGAGCCCCGTGAGTTGGTGATACAGGAAGCCTGGCTGGCTGAACTGCTGAACCAACTGGAAAGGATGGAGCAGCGGGAATCCGTGAAGCTCACCCTGTTCCTGTGGTTCATGGGCTGCCGTGTCAGTGAAGCCCTGGCCTTGACGTGGGACCGGGTTGAGCTTGATTCCCTCGGCCTCCGTGGCCGGGGATACATCTTGTTCACACAGACGAAGGGCAACAGGGCCAGGCGGTTGCCCATGCCGTCAGAGGTGAGGAAGCTGCTCAAGGATGGGGGCAAGGGAGAGCGTGTGTTCTCGATCTGTTACCGCACCTATGCCGAGCATCACAGAGAGGCTGTGCAGCGGACGTGTGACAGGCTCAGGCTGAGCGATGAGGTGAGGGGGCAATGGTGCATCCACACCCTGCGCCATTCCTGCCTCACCCGCCTTGCTTCCCTTGGCTGGAGCGGCCCCCAGTTGCAGGCATGGGCTGGCCATTCATCGATGAGCGTGACGGATCGCTATGTCAAACAGAGCGGCATCAGCCTGGAGGGACTTGTGACATAGCCTCCCTCCGGTTTCATCATCACTTGCCATTTATCAACTCTCAACACCATGGATTATTCCGGCGTTTCCGTTATTAACCTCAGCGATGTTCCCAAGGAAAATCGCCATGCTGAACTGGAGAGGATCATCAGGGAGCGGACTGATCGCTTGCATGGTGAGCTTGTCCATCAGGCTGCCATGGAGAAGTACACACCCGAGCAGATGGCAGCGTTCAGGGCGGCCAAGCTGCTCGACCGCTACAGGTTCAAGGACGTTCACTTCTACTACGTCAATAAAGAACCGTTGATCGGTTTCGTCATGCCGAAGATCAACGTTCACGATCACGCTATTATCATCAACAATAGCGTGATCCCGGCTGGCAAGATGCCTTCCATTGAGGAAGTGCATCAGCGGTACGAGGTGAACGAGGAACTGGACAGCATCCTTGCGAAGGTCGAGGCCCTGACCGGCGGCACGAACATCACCCCGGAATCTGCACGGGAGGCCGTTGCCCTGATCGAGAAGGCAATGGAGCTTGGCGGTGGCAATGCACCCGCTGAGTTGACCTTTCTCCTGGGCATGGTAAAGGCAGCTATTGGCACGGCCGATAGTTGACAACGTTCATCTAATCATCCATCCATCAACCATCCATCCATTCCTGTCATGTCTGAAGTCACCGCCGAGTTCAACGTCAACGTTGAGGGTCTGCCTCCCGAGCAGCGCAAAGAGAAGTTTGTAAGTGAGGTTGCGCGGGAAGTAAATGAGGATCGCAAGCGAACGATCCTGGCCCGTGTCAACGAAATGAGGGGAACATCCTTCCCCAGCATGGAGGAAATGCAGGAAGCCTGCGGCGATGCGTTTCAAGTGAGAGCCACAGGCCCCGACTTCCCGGTGGCACTGTTCTGGCTGGACGGTAAGCCCCTTGGTGGCTTCATTCCTCCGATCATCGAAACGACACAGCGGGAGGACGATCCTCACACGGCGGACTGCAACATCAAACAGATTCACATTCCCGCCAGTGAAATGCCTGAAGATCCCAATGATCTTCCTGCCCTTCGTAGACTGTTCCTCGACTGCAAGATGAACTACATGATGGCGAAGCTGGGCGTGTCGTAA